TAAATTATCAGAAAGAAGGTAGTGGTAATAATATAAAATTTAGAAATAGATTTGTAGCAGATTTTAATGGAACAAGTAATTATATAGAATATACAAACCCTGTAACTGCACCATTACCTGTATCTGGTTCAACACCTAATGTAATAAATTTGTCAGGAGATTTTGATATATTTATTTGGTTTAAAAGAATAAGTGGTGAATCTAGTAATAGTGAACATTGTTTATTTAGTAAGTGGGATAACGGTGGTTCGGGTAATGGATTAGAATTATTTTATAAAGTAGGTAATTTTTCATCAACTGATGATCATATAATATTAAGAGTTAGAAACAATGGAACAACTGCTAGTGATATAATCTCTGCAAATCCTTCATCTTCACCTGTTCACGGATCATTTACATTTTGGACATTAGTAAGAGTCAAAAGAACAGCAGGTGTTATATCAATATCTGTAGGTGGAACTAATACAAGTAAACCATTAACTCCACACGTTACAAGTAACAATTCAACTTCATTTGACAACACACAACCAATGAAATTTGGCGTTGACTATACTTCATCTGCCAAGTTTGCCAAATGTAGAATTGCACAAACTAGAATATATACAGGCGGTTGTTTGAGTGATACTGATGCAAATACAGTATTCGATGCAATACCACAATTCTTTACAACTAAAATAAGGGGTAGGGTTTGGAAAGTAGAAGACAAATTAAAAAATAAAATGTTACATCTTAGAGGAACAGGTAAATTCTTTCTTGAAACAGATGTTGATTCTAGAACTACATCTGAAGGTGGTATATGGAGTTCTTCTCAGGCATCTTGGGAACTATCCACAAGAACGGGAAATTTCTTTCAAAATCAAGTAGTAGAAAACATTATACATGACATGGTAAGAAGTGCAGATAATGATTTTAGAGTTCATACTGATTTAAGTATATCAAGTGAAACTATAGCCAAATTTGTTGCTTCGGGTAGATTAGTACAATTAATTCAATTATTAAATTTAATGGAGCAAAATAATGCTGATTTCTTTACATATCCACACAAGGTTCTAATTATAGAAGATCCGGCAAAAATACTTACAGGTCAAGAATTTGTTCATGGCGAAAAAGGAATTACAATAGATGCAGATAAAAAAGACAATGTAAGTATGATTAATGACATTACAATAATAGGTGCTAACCTACCTGCTCATTTTGTTGAACCTAATTTAACAGGTGTTACAGGAACTACACACGCACTTGATTTTAGACCTGTAGGTGCTACTAGAGTTGTTAAAAATAGTACACAATTAT